TTATTAATAACATAAACAGTTTCACCTGTTAAAAAAGTTCTTTGAATATCGGAAACAAAAACTTCTGTCGTAGTTAAACCAGTTTTTACTGCATTGATGGTAGCAATAGCTTGAGATGTGGAACCAAATACCCTTAAATTATCTACAAATAACCAATTAGGGTCAGTAGTCAATAAATTCAAATACACTGGTATATACCAAGTACCAGCAGAAGCTTTAATAACTAATTCTTTAGTATTAAAAATATCTACGTCAGAATTATAAAGAACACGGAAAAGAAACTTGTATGAAGCTGGTGTACCTTTTGTTCGATACATTTCTCTTGCAAATTTTATGACATTAGCTTGATTGGTCGCTGTCCACTCTGATGCAGGAGGAAAATACGGAAGAAAATCATTTTGGAAATAATTAATAAATTCACTTGTTGTTTCATCAATATCTCTATAATTTAAAAGATTCTTTGTTACGTCTTCTAAATTTCCTGTTTGTTCAAGCCACTCATAATAAGCTTGTAGAAATAAAACAAAAGTCGAATAATTAGGGTCGTCCCTAATATAAGCGGGCAGCTGAAATGGTACTAATAAAGAAGTTTTTTGATTATTAGGTATCATTATGAGTTAGTTTTAGCTATAACATTTACTGAAATTGCAGATGGATCATTTAAATCAAGTGTTAATATTCTATTGAAAGTTGATGATACAATAGATGTTGTTGGTGTTGCTTGAACCGCTAATTGGCCAAATTGATTATCAACAGCAAGTGGATTAAATGAATTTAAAGTAATTATTCCATTAGAGTAATCAATTACACCAATATTAGAATTAAGAATAGTTTTAACGCCAGCAGAATTAAGATAATACAATCTTAATGTTCCGTAACGACCATTTAATGTTACAGTAGCTGCACCATTTGTTCCTGTTGTATCGTAAGCGGCTGGTGTAATTGTTGCGGAAGCAAATGTATAATTATTGCCTGAGCTTGTAACGGTAATTGTATTAAGTCTTCCTGTTGTATCAATCGTTGCCGTTGCTGTTGCACCAGAACCATCACCAACAATAGTTACTGTAGGTGCTGTTTGATAATTGAAACCAGCATTAGTAATTGTAATTGAAGAAACACCAAATGTAGATTGTGGTATTTCTTCAAGGAAAACGCCATCTATAATTTGAGTTGGATTAATTGGGTTTGTAAACTGCATAGCAGGAGAACTACTTGTTGCAGATGTAAATGTACCTCTAGCTAATGGTGAGTTATAGTATAAATTATATGATTGAGATGTTGAAAAATTAGGTATAAATTTCTTTTGTAAGAATAGATTATACTCACTTGTAATAATTGATGCATCAACGCCTTGTATTGCACTTAATAAATCATATGCATTGAATGTTGAATTGAAAGTGTTTAATGTGCTAGTAGCAAAATTTTGAACACCAGCAATTACAGCTGATTGAATTTGTGCAGCTGATAAATTAGTATTTATTGGATTGTAATAAACATTAAGATTCAATTTAATGTATGTGTAATCTGGATCAAGAATGGTTGGTGTAACAGTTACCACAGAAATTGGATCAATCACTTGAGTAATCAATTGAGATTTTTGTGCAGATGTTAAGTTATAAGCACCTGTTGGTTTTAAAGAAATAAACACTTGACCATAAACAGGCGGATTATTTTGTTCTCCACCCCATACATTAACGGCATCAAAAGTAATGCCTAAATTATTTTGTTGAATAGCAGTAATATAATCATTTTTAGTTACAGCACGATTTTGTGCTGAGTATGATTTAGGTGCTTGAAATTTAATTGATGCAATAGATTCTTTATCTGAACCATTCGTAGCAGGAATTAAAGGATAAACTGTTACTGTTCCGTAACCATTAATTGTATCTAATAATGTAAAGCTATTTGCACCTGCAGCTGCGGTACCATTTGTTGATAGGTAAGATACATTAACAATTTGACCACTTGATAAAGCTCGACCTAATACACCATCACCAAAATAGATTTGATAATTTCCTTTTGGTCCTTCTTGTGTAAAATAAACTGTAGATTCTCCTGTGAGATTTAAAAAGTCTGTTGTAGGTGAGTAAACAGTTGTGTAAGCATTAGATGATGATTGTTGAACAGTTACTTGTAGTGTTGATAAATCAATATTTGCGTCAGCAATCTCAAAAGTTGTTGTTGGGTTGCCAACGGTATCTACTGTATATGAATAAGAACCTGTTACTGCTTGTTTGATTTCTACATTAGAGAATACAGCAGTATTGCTAGAAACGGTAACAGTTGTTGCGTCTACAGTTAAAAATGTGTAATTTACGCCATCAATTGCATTAGATAAAAAACGAGTGTATTGTGGTAATGTTAATGTTGAATCTAAAACATTATACACATTCATATTGATAGTAGCAGTAGGTGCTATAGCTGAAGTTGGTGTATAATTTAATAATTTTGCTTGAGAAACAACAGAAGACCTTTGAATAGCAGAATCAAGAAACATTTCGTTTCCGACCATATTCAAATAGAAAGCATTATACTGTGTATTATATGCTAAAACATCAATCAATGTTCTTAATGCTGAACCGGTATAGTTATAATCTTTTAATACATTTTGACTTTGTAAGAACGCAATAAAATTGGTTGTTATGTCATTAAAATCAAGTGTTGAAAATTGTATGTTAGTATTAGATGCCATTATCGGTTTCTCGTAAGTAATAGAGTTACATTAGTTGGTTGTGTATTATTTCCTATAAAAAATGTAAGTCTAACAGAATAAGAATTGTTATCAGGCATTGCTGAAACAAAGACGCTTTCCAATTGCGCTCTAGGTTCATAGTTGTTTATTACATTTTTAATTTCTTCTTCTAAAGCATTTGCAGTTGCAGCTGAGGCATTTTCAAACAACAAAGCATTCATATTTGAACCGACATCAGGTTGAAACGGTCTTTCATAGAAATTTGTTAATAATAAGCCTCTGACTGAACGAATGACTGCTTGGTCATCATAACTTAAAACAATATCACCCTTACCTGGTTGTTGTTTAAAAGTTAAATCTATGTCAGAATATATTTTTTGTAAGGTTGCCATGTGTTATTTATTACACCTATACTGATGTTTTTGTTAATTTAAATTGAATCCACCAGCTGTTATTGTACCAGAAACATTTTGATTGCCGTTTTGGCTTAAATTACCATTTAAATTCATGTTACCATTGACATTAAAACTGCCACCAACATTCAAATTCATATTACTACCAACTGTTGTGTTTAAAACGCCACCAACTTGTAAGTTAGCATTTCCATTTACTGTAATATTGCAAACACCTTGTATGTTTACATAATCGTTACCTGCAATAACTTCATAGTTATTGCCTACAACCCTAGTAACTTTAGAACCATCAGGTCTCATTTCTGTATAAGTGCCTGTTCTATGAGCCAAATGAACTCTCTCATGGCCTGGAGTATCATCAAACTCCATTACATGACCAGATTCAGTTTCTTTAACATCATTATAAGGAGGAACTGCATTATAAGATGGTGATGGTTGTGACCATGTTGAACCATCAGCAGCCGGTATATTAGAAACAACTCCAGCTTGTTCTATGCCTAATACTGTTGTTGTTGCATTTTCATTACGATATAAACGACTTGTTGTTGGTTCACCTAAACGATTAGGGAATGTTGTTGGTGCATTTCCAAGATATGATGGTGAAGCTGCAACTTGAGCAGATGTTCTTTGGTCTGCAAATCCTGTTCCTGGTGTTGCCGATACGGTTGGTATTCCAGGAACTACACCAAAGTAACCTGGAAACTGACCAGACGGACCATCAAAGAATAAACCAATAACATAATCACCTTCTTTAGGTGACTTATTGACATTTGATACATTGACAGGAGTAATTGGATGTGCCCAAGGCAAATCAGCCGAAGGAATAAGTTGTAGATTTTCTGTATGCCAACCAATAATACGGACTTGGCAACGACCAAGATTTAATGGGTCTTTTCTATTTTCAACAACGCCCATCCACCATACAAACCCATCAGCGCCTAGAAAGTTATTTTTTGTCAGCATTATAATTTACCTTCTATTGTATTTTTCCAAAGTGCAGATGAAGTATCCGGTGAAACATATTGATTTGGAACACTTTCTTTAATAACTTCAACAATCATTTTATAACCATCAACTTTAATAACATGCTTCATAGCAGAAATTAGATATTTACCTGAATAGTATTTGTCTAATTCTTTACCTTGTGTTGCTGGGTCCATAGAAACTAAATTAAAATTAATAGTTGAACCAGCTGTTACTGTTGGATCACCATTCATAAACAATTTAACTTTATTGTAATTAGATAAAGATAATTGAGATGTTCTTGTTGGTATATAAGTCTCTAAAAAGATGTCATGGCTATATGCACTAGGTTTGTTTCCAATATATGGAATGTTTTTTTGGTCTTTATTTGAAGCTGCAAATTTAAGAACAGCTTGAGGTGTTTCGTAAACTTTATCACCTAATCTATTTGTTGCGTCATTGACAATTGAATATTTGTTTAATTGTGTTGAATTATTGAAATAGGTTTTATAATTGAAATCAACAATATTCCATCTTTGTAATAATGGGTCTATTGTGATTAATCTATTGGCAAATATACCTGAATTGACAGCATGAAGTGTATCAAAAGCATCTACAACTTGATATGAATTGACACCATAAAACTTTTGGTCTTGAGTTGCTGTTTTGTTATCTAAATTCTTTGGTGCGTATGTATAAGTTCTTTCAGGAACTTGTGTGAAAAGAGTTTGTAATGAAAAG